ACTAACAACCTGCCGGAGCTGTCGATGCGGGCGCGTTCGTCAGTGCCAGTAACAAACTGAATCGGTTTTGCAGTAGTACCAGTTGGCGTGTTACGCCCAGTAATAATTACACCTTGAGAATTGACGCCAAACAATGCTGCAGCGCCATTTAATGTATTAGCGACAGAAACATAGTTATTGCCAGCCGACTCTACCGAAAGCTTGTAATCAGGCGTCTGGGTGCCAATTCCGACGTTGCCTGAGCCGTCAATAAATAGAGCATCGGTTTTATTACTAACCCCTAGTTGCAAATACGCGCTTGCTGGATTGGAGTTGACTTGTGTAATGCGGTTGTAACCAATCTGGATGGCACTTGTACCGTTGTTATCTCCAAAGTCAGCAATAGTTGTTGCGGCGACGTTATCCGCGCTCAAGACGGAAAATCTTGCTCCAGGGCTACTAGTCCCCAGACCCAGCTTCCCGTCCGATGTGATGCGGAGGCGTTCTTGATCTGAGCCCGTAAAGAATATAAGCGCAGTGATCCCATACGTAGCGTCTCTTCCTACCCCTAAGTACCTGTTTGCCGCTGATCCGTCGTCAGTTAAAGCTCTAAAGTTTAAGTTGCCAGAGAAACTAGCGATGTCCCAATTCTTTTTGTCAACTGCTTGGTCTGTCTCCGACAGCCTAATAATAGGCGCAGAAGATGAAATGTGTAGTAAGGCTTCTGGGGTCGCGCCAAGACCTATCCTCCCATTCGCATCAATAAACAACCGCCCAGTGCCATTAGTCGAGATGGCTACTTGGTCTGCGCCGGGGGAGTAAAGACCACTAGTAGCGTCAAAGTAGACAGAGGGGCTTGCAGCAGAGCCTGCAGGCATCCCCAGCGCACCAGTCATGGTGTCGCCAGCACTTTGCACCGCACCATCAGCCAGGGTGCCCTGAGCAGCAGTAGCGTAGTCGCCGTCGGCAAAGTCAGTGATGTCAGCCTTGACCAGCGTTACGGCACCTGTCTTGCCAGCAACCGATTGCACGGGAGCAGCCGCGGAAGCCCCAGCTGCATCGACGTATCCAGCGTCATTCGTTAAAGTAGAAACATTGTCCCCAGGCTGAGTGGCACTATCGGCCAGTGCGCCCTGGGCCTTGGTAGCACCTACAGCGACAAGGACTCCGCCTTCCTTTTGATAGTATTGATCTTCGTCGAAGGCATAGCAGATCTCGCCCTCCAGCAGATCGTCGACATTCGCCTGCAGCGTCGCAATGTTGCCGCGAACAGGCAGGATCTTATTACGGGGAGAAGGTACTGGCATCATTAACCCTGAATCAGGCTAGGATTCCGATCAGGTCACAACGCCGCCATCGATGATCGTGTTATCACCAGCAGAGGTGCCGGTCTCGAGGTTTCCGCCGTCAATGGCGCGGCCGTTAATGGCGTCGATCGCTGCGGCCAGGTTGACCCACGCGCCGTTCTGGCGCACGTAGTAGTTACCATCAAGCGGGGCTTCCTCTATGCCGCCGCCACCGCCGCCACCTACGCTGATCCAGGAGCTTCCGTAGTAAACATAGAGGGCGCTAGTATTGGACTTCCACCATTGATCGCCCTCTGCCAGTGTCGAACCGTCAGGCCTGGTGGTTGGGGGTGCATCTGAAACTATTGCGCCATTGTATCCTGGCTCTACGACCGACTCGGTCCCATCATCCTTTTTGATAAACAGCTTGCCGTCAAACGTGTTGATAGCAACTTCGCCCAGCGCAATCTGCGCAGTTGTGGGTATGTTGCCTTGAACCGCGCTACGGCGCAGCTTGATCACGTTGGCCATGGCTGCTATCTAGCAATAAAAAAGGACCGTATGTACGGTCCCCGTAGTATTCCGTTTGGGTAATTATCAGAAAGTTCCGCCGTCAATCTCGACGTTATCCAGGATCTTGGTAGCGCCGCTGTAGCCAAGGACGGTGGTGCCGTCCATGCGGTACTCTTTGGTGGCCGCTATGTTGACATGCTCCGAAAGAGTCCAGGCATCGGTAGCATCAACCCAGTTAATCGTCTTGTTGGAAGCCCCGAGAAGCGTGATACCACCACCGTCTGCCGTGGCATCTGTTGGCGTAGTCACATTGCCAAGGACAATGTTCTTGTCCTCGACCAACACTTCCTGAGTGTTGATGGTGGTTGTGGTGCCGTTGACGGTCAGGTCCCCGCCGATGGTCAGGGAACCGACCATGGACTCGGTGCCAACAGCGGTCTTGCTGACGTAGTCTCCAAGGGTCGTACCCAGGTCGCTGACCTGTGAGCTGGTAATGGAGATTGCGGTAGTCGCCGCTGCCGTCAGGCGACCTTGCTGGTCAACGGTAAATGTTGCGACACTACCAGCGGCTCCGTAGGAGCTGGGGGTAACGGCGGTGTCGTCCAGGTTGACGGTGATCGCTTGCGCTGAGCCAGACGTGGTTAGGCCAGTTCCGCCGATGATCGACAGCGTCTGAGTATCAAGGTCAACAGAGCCAGAGAAGGCGCCATCGGCTGCGATGCTGAGGGACCCTGCATTGGCCGTATCCTGCCACGCAGGGATGCCGCCAACAACAGTCAGGACCTGCCCAGTGGATCCAATGCCAAGCCGAACCGTGCTTCCACCCGATCGGATGACGATGTCACCGTCAGTGGTCAGGGGGTCGACATAGCCACCAGCATTGGTGATGGCATTGGTGACGAAGGCCGTTGTGGCGATCGTTGTATTGTTGGTACCAGGGACCTGAGTTGCAGCGGTGGCAGTTGCGCCTGTCAGGTCAACCGAACCTGTAAACGTCTTGTCGCCAGAAATCGTCTGTGTGGTACTCAGAGAGACATAAGCCCCCGTACCCGCAATCGCAAGGATTGACGTAGCATTGGCGCCGCCGTCGTCGCCATAGCCGTAATAAAGCGTTAGATCCTGCTCGTTGAAAGCTAGCTCGGAGCTGCGAAGCGCCGATGGAGCGCCTGCCGCACCGCCGGCCGCTCTTTTCTTTATGCGAATAGCGTTGGACATCGCAACTCAGTGAACAGATCTTTTATAGTATGCCTGAGGCCCTAGAAACTGCCGCCGCTGAAGTCGCCACCAGCAGCCCACTGGGTACCATTGAAAATAAGGGCCTCTCCTGCGGTCGCGGCGGGCACGTTGACGTCGCTCAGTTCCCCGAGGGTATTGCTAGAGATACTGACGGGGACCGTTGTTGTTGGCACCCAGCCGCTGCTCTGGCGCACGTAGGCTTGCCCATCAACAGGGGCCTCTGGAATACCGCTACCTGCGGACGACTTGCTGATATAGAACTCGTAAGTCGCATTAGGTACGAAGTCTGGCTCAAGGCCAGCAGTCTGGATGTGGGCGACGCTCAGCTCTGTTCCATCAGTTGTGGGCAGGTAGCCAGTGATCTGGTACAGGTGAGCCTGCGACAGGTCGGCCGATTGCGCTACGTACAGGCGATCATAGCCCTGGGTGAGCAGGTCACTGATCAGCACGCTGATGTCGTTACCCCTGTTGGTCAGGGTGCTGACGTGGATCTTCGTGACCAGTTCTCCATCCTGAGAATCGGTGTGGAAGTCTCCAGCATGCGGCTCGACGCCAGGCTCCTCAACGTGGTACTTCCATTGAACCGTCGCGCTAACGGCATCGCTTGCCGCCGCAGTCTGGGTTTCGCCCCCGCCGCCAGAGGAGAGCACCTGGGGAACAAACAGGTTAGTCCACCTTGCGCCGTCCCAGGTAAGCACCTGCCCCCTTTCCTTGACGATCCCCTCTTCTACGTTCCGCAGGTCCTCGAGATCCGTCTCGGTGGCATCTATGTCGCGACCGTCTTTGCCGTCTCGACCATCCTTGCCGTCACGCCCGTCTATGCCGTCTCTGCCGTCTATGCCGTCTCTGCCGTCGCGAACAGTAGACAAACGGGCTTGTAGGCCCTCCTGGAGGCCACTGAAGTCTTTCTGGAGCCTCTCGCGTTCGGCTCTGGTCTCTTCAAGCTCAATTTCAGCCTGAGTTTTGATTACAGTCTTCTCGCTCGCAAAGTCGGTCGTTGTGTAATGGTCGCCCTTGAAGTCGAACTTGGGCAGCAGGACGGTTATGGCATTGAGGACCAGGTCGGCAATATCCGAGCCGCCGTCAACCACCCAGATCTTCCAGGTCGCCTGGAAGTCCTCGACTGTGGGATACTTGTCGATGTATATGTAAACGTACTCATCATAGCCAAGACCAGGCTTGCCATCAACGATGGATATGCGACCGCCTTGGCGGATCATGACGTCGCTGCCGAGGACTCTTGCAATATCGGCAGACGAGTAGATCATGACCTAGAAGCGCTCGAGGTAGTTTTCCGATTGGTATTCTACGGCGAGTACTCCTTATTCGATATGGAACCCATTGCTGCCATCGGCCTGGCTCTCTTCGTGGCCTCCGAAGTGCTTCCCTTCCTGCCCATCCCTCAGAACGGTCTGGTTCAAGCGATTGTCGCCGCCCTGATCAAGGTCTTCCCCAAGCCCCAAAAGCCTGAGTGATTGGAACAATAAGGGCCTCCGGGCCCTTTTTTTATGCCTGACGTCAGATCGCTACAGGCCCTGGTCGTCGATATTATTCGCATCCTCTGGGAGCACGGTTTCTTCAACACGGTCGAATGGCTCGTAAAAATCCACGACAACTGGTTCGAGCACTGGGTGAATTGGAAGACGGCAAAAACGATGGCCGACGTGGATCGTCAAATAAAGGAGCTTCGGCAACCTTCCGGGGTGGATGATCCCATCTACACAGAAACAGAAACAGAACTACGACTGAGGGCGCCCTGGCATGAAGATGACAACGAGACAGGCCTGTGACCTGCTGTTTCGTGGCAAGAGCAATGTACCAAGCGCAGCCAAGCAGTGCGGCCTAAGCACCGAGACCATGTTCGAGGTCTTCAGTACCTACGCAAAACAAATCCCCCTCACAGACGATGCCTGGAAGGGGGATGTGGAACTGGGCTGGCCGTGGGCCTAGAAGAACAAGGTCTTGACGATCTTGTAGATTGAGGCGATAGCGAAGACGACACTCGCAAACAGGGTGGACCAGGAGCGGGTGCGGATCGTGTGCGGGGTCAAGAAGCATTCACCAAGAAGGTAGAGCCCAGCCCCAAATAGGCCAATGTCCCCCATGAGGAGGATGTAGCCAGACAGGAAAAGCCCGTTTGCAATGTCACGGGACCTGTCTGTATAGTCCTTTTCGTATGGTTTCATGCCCCCAGTATACCAGTTGGTTCGAGTGTCAACGGACCTACCACTTAAATTTATCCGACCACCACGCAGCGCTCATCTTGCCTTTCTTGATATTGCGGGCATGGCGGGCCTTGAAGCTTGCACGCTTGTTCTTCATGGCATCAGACTCACCAGCCTTGGGCTTCCCGGCAGTCTTAGCGCCCTGTTCGCCGAAACGGATCAGCTTGGTCCTGTCGCCTTCCTTAGCGAGAACGACGTGACTTTTTGTTGGATGATTTGGGGTTCGTTTTGGCTTGTTGTACCCGCTTAGTCCGTTTTTTGTTAGCCGAGGATCTTTTTTGGGTGCCATTGGTCTGTTGTGCGGTGAATAAAGGAAGAGGCATTATTTTTTCTTCCTAGGCTTGTAGCCAGGTTTAGACTTGCGAGCAGATCCGCCACTAGCCAGTCGACCGTTGTTGCCGTGGCCGTTGCGAGCGCGATTCTTGGAGGCGTTCTCCAACTTGAACTTGCCAC